TCAGATGCTTGTTGTGGTTTATCAAGCATGTCTATAATAGTTGTATCAGTTCTAATATAAGAATCTAATATATCAATAGATTTAATAGCTAAATATACATTATCAGTAAGGTTTGCTAATTCAATGGTTGCACGTCCATTGGTTGGGTCTTTTTCAGGATACTCAGTAAGGCGTTGATGTGTAGAATCCATATAACCAATAACACGACGTTTTGCGCTATTAAGTTCTCCTTCTGTTGTTTCGTCATATCCATAACTTGGTATTTGAGGCATACTATATAATATTATTATATAAAAAAAAAATGGTTTTTTCAAGTTAATTTCATCTTGAAAATATTATTTATTTATTTTATTATATATATTTATATAACAAATGGCTGCGCGCAACTACAATCCGAATTCGTTTGCTATTTCGCAGAAAGTAGAAGATGTAATAGAACACTACAATAATATGAAAAATCCAAGTTGCGAACCTTTAATTTTCCATCAGGCGCGACCACCTGTTGTTCGTAACAGAGAACACGGACATTATACTGATGTTCGTCTCGTTGGTGGAAGTAATAGAATGTTAGCAGTAGATGAATCCCAACCAATGATGCGTCCACCTGGTATGATTGATGCTCACCAAGCTAAATCAGGAAAATATGTAATGAATGGAAATTCTGCTACCTATCCCGTTTATAATGCCGTTGAACAAAAAGCAATTGATAGATCTAAAACCAGAGGAAAATCAGCGCAACTTGAAGGGGAGGGTGTATGGGAGGATATGAATAAATGGGGAAAGAAGAATGAACAAAAAGCTATTGCTCTATCAAAAGATCCGCGTGTCTTAGCACTTGTTAATGATCCAGCAGTTCAAGAACAAGCTAAAAACCTTGGTATGCAAGCTGTTGACTTTGCTAAAACTCAATTAACTAAGAAAGGAAGCGGACGTGGTCGTGGTCGCCCTCGCAAAGGTGCTATGGAAGGTGAGGGTGTATGGGAAGACATGAATGCGTGGGGAAAACAGAATGAGGTTAACTTTAATAAATTCGGTCGTGATACAGAAGCCGCCTTCAAGAATGCTGGTGTTCAAATGAATGCTTGGGGACGTAGAAACGTAGAACGTGTTACAAAAGCTCTACAAGACCCTCGTGTTATGGCTGTGCTAAATGATCCAGCCGTCCAGAAACTTGGAAAACAGGCTGTTAAAATGGCTGTAAGCTACATTCCTGTTATTGGTCCTCCTGCTGCGCAAGTTCTTGGACTGCTTGGATTCGGTAAAGTATCAGGTGGTCGCGGTCGTCCTCGCAAAATTACTATGGAAGGCGAAGGTGTATGGGAGGACATGAATGCGTGGGGAAAACAGAATGAAGTTAACTTTAATAAATTCGGTCGTGATACAGAAGCCGCGTTTAAAAATGCAGGTGTTCAGATGAATGCTTGGGGACGCAGAAACGTAGAACGTGTTACAAAAGCTCTACAAGACCCTCGTGTTATGGCTGTATTAAATGATCCAGCCGTCCAAAAACTTGGAAAACAGGCTGTTAAAATGGCTGTAAGCTACATTCCTGTTATTGGTCCTCCTGCTGCGCAAGTTCTTGGTATGCTTGGCTTCGGTAAAGCACAGAATGCTCGTGCTGCTATTGTCAGGCAAATTATGCAGGAGAAAGGTCTTAAACTTACCGATGCATCCAAATATGTCAAGCAACACAATCTATATAAGAAGTAATAATTAAGCTGTGTCTTTAATATAATTATTTTTAGCAGTATCTACACTTGTACCCATCGCTGTTGTATCAGCTTTTAGGTCTTCCATTACCTTAGAGTATTTGTCACTCAAATATAACTTTCTGAGCATACTAGCCCCGACTTTAGCATCAAATATTTTATTTAGAATTCTCGTAATAGAGTTGATCTGTATAAATGGACTTCCTTCATAATCTGTAATAAAATCATTTGTGCTAACTTTTGGCTTGAGCTTTAAGTATAATTTTAAAATATCAAATAGGTCTTCTGGAATTTCTTGAACTTGCTGTTTATAAGCACCTTGTGTCTTATATTTATTAAAAATAAATTTTTTGTTTTGTAGGTCTAAATAGTTGATTTCATTTGGAAGTTCAGGATTATAAGAATTTACTACTCTCATAAACTGATAATCTTGATTACGACGAGGTGGAACTTTAGTATATAGGCTTAACACAACACATTCTAATAAACGATTATATTGATTTTCAGTAATCTTGCGCTTTTTAGCAACTTCAGGAAGTATAGCTTCACATGAACTAATTACTTCTGCTTTCTTTTCAGGAGTTAACCAATTATCTTTTTCTGTGTCTGTCTTCGCTGTTTGGTCTTTAAGTTCAGTATTATATTTATCTAATAGTGCTGAATAGTCCTTATAAGCACGTGCATATTTTTTAGGGTTATTTTTGGATAAATCCCCCATTAATGAAGTAATAGCAATTAAATAGTTCCTTTGAGTATTTGGTTTATAGTCCTTAATTTTATCAATAATAGTTGGAATATCAGTAAGATACTTGAAAGTTAATACAGGTTTTCCATCATTTAATTTCATAAAGTTAGCATTATATAATTTCATGGAACTCGGGGCTAATTTCTTATTTTCTAAAATTGTTTCAAGTGTTGGGTCTTTTGTCATATTTATTTTATATAATCTAATTATAAAATAAATTTTTTAATTTTCCAAATTGGTATTTAGATTTTTTTCCTCCTTTTCTATTTTTTTTCTTGCATATATTATTCGTTTATAATTGTTATGTTGATCATATAGTTGCTTTTTATATTCTGGATTTTTAATTCTTGCCCTTTCCCTTTCTATAACTTCAGGACGTTTCCTATATTCTGCATTATATTTTTGTTTATAGATTTGTTCTTTTGTTTGTGGCTCTTTAAGATTAATTTTGGGATTTTTACTTTTTACTACACCAAATGAAGAACGCTCATTAACACAAGGAAATGTGCTAATATAGTAAGACTCTCGTTTTTGTAGTTCTATTGCATTATCAAAAGGTTTCCGTTCTAAAATTGTAAGTTTACAATCAGGTTGTTCCATTACTTTATAAACACATCTATTATTACAGTTACCAGTTTTAAAACGTTCATAAGCCAGTCTATGATGAGCCATTCGTTTATCAATATTTTCAGAGCTTCCATAATAAACAAGTTTCGCTAAAACAGATTCTAATTTATAAATCACACCATCAGGTATAGGTGTTATTGATGTTTCTCTCTTTTTATAGGCTTTCGGGGTGGGTTCAGTTGGCTGAGTTGGCTGAGTTGGCTGAGTGGCTTCCATATTTTATATATATAACATATTATAATTTTTCTGCTTTAAATTAAAAAATATTTAAAGTATTTATTTTTTTAGAATTTAATATAATAATTTATATTCTTCATTTTTTCCACTTATAACAAATTTAGGGTCTTTTCCAGAATACCCTAAACTTCCTCCACACATTCCTGAACCAGCTAAAGGAGCAATAGGTAGTTCTACTTCTGCTTCTACTACTACTGGTTGTTCACCCATAGAGGCTGTATTGGCTCTATTTGCATCTGTATTATCAGAGTTCATGATTTCATCTAAATAAGTATATCTGGCTTTTAGTTTATTTCGTTCCTCCCTAATTGCTTTTTTCTTGTCTTCATCTTCTAAACCTTCTTCTATTTTTTTTAGTTGTGCTTCACGTTTTAACGATGCGGTATATTCCCTTGTTGGAATACCATATTCTTTTGCTTTTGTTTGGCGTTGTTTAGTAGCTTTATTATATTCTTGTGCTTGTGTAAAGCCAGATGGTTTATCCCGCTCTCGTTGCCTTCGCGCTGCCTCTCGTGCTCGTTCTTTGCGGTCATCTTCTTTTGTACGCTGTGCAGGTGGATCTGGAACCATGGCTTTTAATATTACTTTAAAATCTTCTTGTTGTTTATCATCAATGATTTTATTATAAGTGCGTCCACGCTCAACGGCTGCTCTAATATTAGCCCTTTCATTTGTAAGGCTTGATGGTGGAATTATTACTGGTGCTGGTTTATTATCATCAGGGGTTTTCTTGGAGTAACCCTTTTTCTTTTTACCAATAATTTTTTCTAACTCAGCTTGGTCTTCTTCTAGTGTTGCTGTCTTCTTCTTATTGGCTGCCGTTGGCTTCTTTCCACTAAGCTCAGCCAATAGCTTTTTAACAGCTTCCAAAAGTTCTTTATTATAAGCATCACTCCCGACACGTGTTTCATCAGCCATAATTTTTAACCATTTAATAGACTTAGGAATAAAATATGACACATCAGCATGTCCTTTATTTGCTTTTGCAGATTTTAACCTCTCCTTAAGACGAGCTATTTTTTCTTCTATTTTATCTTGTGACATAGTTGGGCTTTCATATTTATAGCCTTTCTTAATCTTACGAAGACGGGCTTGTTCTGTTGCTATTAGGCGTTTAATACCTTCAACAGAGGAGATAACGGGAAGAGTACCACTTCCTTTGTAAGCGGTTTCTTCTAAATCTCCAATTACTTCATTTTTATCAAGAATAATTTTGGTTAGTTGTTTATTAGTGAAACCTCCTTCTTTGCGTGGACGTCCTCTTTTCTTTTTGTAAGCGGTTTCTTCTAAATCTCCAATTACTTCATTTTTATCAAGAATAATTTTGGTTAGTTGTTTATTAGTGAAACCTCCTTCTTTGCGTGGGCGTCCTCTTTTCTTTTTGTAAGCGGTTTCTTCTAAATCTCCAATTACCTTATTTTTATCAAGAATAATTTTGTTTAGTTGTTTATTAGTGAAACCTCCTTCCTTCTTACCTATAAACTGATCTCCTACTTTATTAATCTCTCCAGTTTGATGTGCCGCATTAAAATCAAATGGGTTTTTAGTTCCTGAAATATTAACTATAGCATTATTTCTTCTCTGTAATGGAGCTAATAAACTTACAACATCATTTCCTACACGAACATCTGTTTGGTTAGGATCATTTTGTCTGCCTATATCGTGGAAGCCAGAAGCTTTATTATATGTGATATTTTCCTTAATAGGAAACTCTTTTTGAAGCTCTTGTAAATAAAGTCCCGCACGGCTATGACCGATTGCGGTGATATTAGATGCGCCATATTTATCAACAGCCCGTTTATGTCTTTCACGATGTAAATTATATGTGGAAGTTCCCTTAACTTTTCCACGAAACATGTATGAGGCATTGTCCATCCAGTCATTAAGCCCTACAGATCCACGATGAGTAACTACTATGTCTTTATCATTAGAACCTTTTTTAGCATACACTTTCACACGTGAATCTGATAGGGGTGAATCTATATCATAACCAGCAGGCGCTATAGATGTATTTCCACGATAGGAAAGGTCAATAAATTCCTTTAGTAATGGTGCACTCATACCAGAACCAGTAAGCGGACCAGTATCTAATTGAGTAATAGGACGACCTGAACCAGAACGACGATTATTAATTCGCGCTAACATATCCTCACGTGCTTTTTTACGCACTGCAGCATCCGTTTTTTTAGCATTTTCATATTCAATTTGCTCACTTTGATAAGCAGGAGAGGCTATATCAGTTTGAAATACATCAGTTGGGTCTTGTAATCCAGGTCTTTGCAAGCTTGCGCTTGATGGTGGACGCATAGTGGGGGATTGTCCTGTAACATATAATCCAATTTGACTTCCCAGACGATACATCCCTCCTTCTTTTTTAGGTTTCTTAGGCTTCTTAGGCTTAGGCATTATTATGTATTACTAACAGATAATAATATTTAGTATTTTTTCAAGGCGTTCTTTAACTATTTTTATAATATATTATATAATATATATTATAAATGCCCCCAAGTCAAAAAATGAATGACCAACAAAATACTATATGTAAAAGCTTCCTTCGTGACTTTGTATATGAACAGCATTTAAAAAATGGTACAGAATTAGAATGTTCTATATGTATGGATAAAATAGATTGTAAACATTGCTATGCGTTGCTTTCATGTGGGCATGGATTTCATAGCTTTTGTTTAATGAGAATAAATAAATGTCCTATATGTAGAAGTTGAGGGATTAATCCCTCATACACCCTTTATGCGCCGTGTGGGCGCAAGAGCCCACGTTAGTCTGTAGTTGTTGTTTCAAATCTTCCACTTGGTAAAGGTGTTAATACTATATCTTCATTTGAGAGATTAATAGGGATAAGTTCATCTCCTTTTACTTTTGCTAATATTGATGAGCTTTCTATTAGTTTAGTGTATGTATTATATGACTTTTCAAGGAAATCTTTAGCAGGTAATGGTCTTAATTCTCTATCTAATGATAGTGTTTTAAAAATATCAATTGCTAATAAATAATAGTCCCGTTGACTTATCATATCATTTTCCATTCGTTTTTGAATGCTAAAAAATAGTTCAATACTACCCACTATTCCACATGTTAATGATATTAATGAATTGGTTATACTTATTACTCCTTGGTTTGCATATGGTTGTAATCCAATACTGATTATAGAATTGAAACCATTTAATATAATTAATGGAATTCTATACCAAACTAATCTGCTTTTTAATAAAAAATATCGATTTTTATGTAACTTGCTAAGCATTACACAATTTGCACGAATATTTTGTAGTACATCTTCTATACTTGTTGACCAGTCATTAGAAGACATTTATATTATAATAAGAAAATTATAATATAAATTTTGTTAAATGTAGGGAGCGCCCTACAAGCGCAACTTCGTTAAGTAGTTAATCATTAACTTCTAAAAGGTGGTGCGCTGACCTTTCAGCGCCTTTAAGTTCATTTGCTATTGTATTTACCGAAAAGGATATAATTATAGATGATTTTAATATATGTTGAATAATATTCGGAGTTATGTTTATAGTCATTGGGGTTTAACTTCTTAATCTGACCTAGATGAATCTTGATCCTTCTAATTAGTAGTTTTGTTTGCATAAATAGTTTGACACGGTCTTCATCGTTTGGTATGAGTAATTTATTTGTTTTGAAGTAGTTAAATATTTCTAATGATAATTCAATTACTTTGAGTTTAGTAGTTAATGCGATATGTAAGCCGAAATTAGTGTCTTCATTAACTGATGACTTTTTTAACAGGGTTTCATCTTGCTCTGCTAATAGGTTAGAGTGTATACGTTTGACTTTCCAGATGTCACTTTTATTTACTAAATCCATAACTATTATAAATAGAAGTTAATTCTTTAAGTAGTTTTCAATTTTATTTTGCTAATATTATACCGCAGTCACGCATGGATAGTTTCATAGACAGTCCTAATATGTATAGTTTGTTGCGTTTAACTTTAGCAATAGCGGTTTTTAACTTAAAGTCTTTTAGTACCATATCAAAGAATGAATATTTTAAGCTAGAACAAGAGCTAAAATGATAAGATGCATAATATTGTGAGTATGTAGTAAATATATATTTCCAATTTTTTGATATAATAGCATTTTGAAATTGATCTTCATAAGAATAATAATCATTACGCATTTCCTTTGCTACAAAGTGGATAATTTCAAATCGTTCTTCCCAGCCTATAGAGTTCATTTGTTCTTCTGTGAAAAGGTTTTTTTCAGGACTGAATGATAAACCAGTACCATTAGAATTAATTAAACGACCTTCAACCTCATCAGCTATATATAGGTCATAGAACTGACACCAAAAACTTTCTTGCTTGTTAAATTTGGGGTGTTTTTTCCATACTTCATAATATTTATTAACAATAATTTTATCAACTAATGCATCAATAGTTGTAGTCATAGTTGTTAATATAATAGTAGTTAAGTCTTTAAGTAGTTTTCAATTTTATTTTAATTGCAGTAGTTTATGGATGGGTGCCCTTCCACCCCCTTCCTTCCTTCTACCTTCCATCCTTATTTTTACTCTTCCTTATAAAAGAATTTTTTTTTCTATTTTATATTTTTTATTTTATTTTATTTTAATAAGATAAAATAAGGGTAGAAGGGTAGAAGGTGGAAGGAATAGAAGTTAAAAAAATAGAAGAAAATGACACCCATCCATAATAAAACCTGTCAAACTCACTCATCATCACTATCATAAATAGTTTCAATATTTTCATCAACAAACTGGGGCTTCAATAAAGTAAAGTCAAAAGTCCATGTATTTTGTTTCCTTCCTTCAATCCATTTAGGACCACTACTCAATCCATTTCTTCTTTTCATCCCTAATCGTGTACTAAATGAACCTTTATCCTTAGTCCAAGAAATATGATTCCGTTTGCAAAAATCCAAATAACTCTCATATAAAGTATTTATTGGAACATGTCTAATACCTGTTCCAGCATAAACCGTTTCTTCTAAAAATTCCATAATAGGATCTTTTTGTGTTTCCTTAAGCATATTATCATATTGTCCTTCTGGAATATCACTTTCAACAATTTTTGGCTTAGTTTCATAAGCCATAAAATAGTCATAAATAGCTTTAGCAACTTCTATACTTTTAGCATATTCATTACCCTCATTAAAATATGACACATTATTAATTTTATCATCACTCATCCTAAATGTTAAATCTCTCCTTTTTAATTTATGATTAGGGTCAGGGTTATTACTAAAACTCATCCATCTATGACAAGACCTCATTGTATACGATGTTTTTCCTTTAGGTTGAATATCAATAGTAGGATCACTTACAAGTGCTTTCATTCTATCGTTAGCATGAAATGTTCCGCTTTTGTTGGCTTCATTTAATACAACTAAAAACGCCTTTTTCATCATATCATTAAATTTTCCAAAAATATGTTCTTGTGGATTAGTGCATTCCCAGCATCTATGAGATCCGCCCATAATAGTTTCAAAAAATTTCACAAAAGTGCCTTTGCCTGAGCCTTCTAATCCGATAAAGATTAAATGGATGCTTTTATTTTCTGGATATTGAAACATTTGCGCAATCCACATCTTAACAAAGTCAGCATGAATCTTATTATAGTCTACCATAACATCAATATGATTTAAAAACCACTCTAATCCCGTCTTACTTTTATCATTATTAGCAGGAGGCATAAGCTGAACAGGAAACTTCTCCCACATATTATATACATAATCAGGACATAACTCATCTTTAGGAAAACTATCATATTTATCATATTTTCTCTTGTCTTTATCATCATACCATTTAGGAATAAATTTAACCTCTTTTCCATCTTTATCAATAAAAGTAAGTTCATTATGTAAGACTTTAAATTGATGATCACTATAAATATTGAAATCATTATGAATATCACATACAAATTCAGCACCAACTTTACAATTAAATCTCTCAAATTCAGTTCTAACATCTTCATAAATTGTTCTTTCTTTTGGTTTAAAGTTAGCAGGTAGTTCTAAGCTTGTGACATGTTCCTTAATACTTAATTGCATATCCACAAAATCAGTTTTTTTATGGATATAATCCTCCATTTGTTTTAATGTGGATTCATTAATAGTTCCATAAACCATTAATCCATCAAACATAAGACTATGCATTTCTAACCCATTAATCTCGCAAAATGTTCTCATAGCTTGTAATATATCTTCTTCATTAATGCATAATATATGGTTAATAAATGAACCCTCAAAATTAGTTTCTTTTTTAGCATATTCTTTTACATAAGCAAAATCCGTATTGGTTATAAATTTTTGTTGTATTTCCTTCATTTCCTTATCATAAGCCTTTAGAAATGCCGATTCTGTTTTAATCTTCTTATTATCATTAGTAGATGCTAATACCTTTGTTTTAGCTTCTTCATACGATATATTATCATCACTCATAAGTGAATGTAGACACTTTTTACGCTCATTAATATAAAGGATTAAATTAGGACAATGATAAGTATATTTTTTGCATAATTGTAATAGTATACTTGGATGAGCATTCACCATATCAATATCTGATGTAAGCCCGTCACATAAAAAGGCTCTGATCTCTCGTTTAAGCCCCTGAATGCTGTCCTTACCAAATAAGCGTCCATTATTTCTCTTATCTAAATAGCTATATTTAACATAATTAATAGTGTCATTAACTTTCATATTTAAATACTTGATAATTTTATCATATTCCTTCTTGGCTTCGCATTTCTTACCATTGTAGATAAGAATAAAATCCTCCATCTTGAAAGTCTCAAGTAGGTAGAGTGCATGAGTTTTATTGATTCGTTCATTTAGGACAACAGACATTTTTATATAATATAATATTATATTTTATTTTTAAATCAATTTTTTTAAACATATATTAAATACTATTTTAATTAAACTCCTAAATATTCCTAAATAAACTACTTAAAAAGAATTTAATATATATATATAGTATAAACAAATGTCCGAACCTTTAGCGCCAATTGTTGAAAACCAACCTTTAGAACAACCTTTAGACCAACCTTTAGGAAAGGTTGGGCCAAATACGCCGTGCGGGGGCGTCCCTGCAGTTGAGCCAAATACGCCGTGCGGGGGCGTCCCTGCAAAAGTCCCTAAAAAGAAAGGTAGACCATTAAAAGCACCCCTAAATACTGACTATGTTCCAAAGCCACCAGGACGACCTAAAAAGACACCAGATGAAATCAAACAATATCATAAGGACTACTATGAAGCAAATAAGGAGCGGATCGTGCAAAAGCGTATTGAATATAGGAGTACACCAAATTATAAAGTATTACGTCATATGCAAAATGAGAGGTATAAGGAACGACAGGCACAAAAGCCAAAAGTGTGTTTAATCAATTTAAAAGCTTTAGAAGTTAATTAAATGTATTTTAAAATTAAACAAAAAATTATAATATAAACTATATTATATAGTATATATTATATGGAAACCCAACCAGAAGAAAAGAAGCAGAAGTCTAAAGAATACAATAGAGCATATTATGAGAAAAATAGAAAGGAAATTCTTAAACAAAAGAAAGAACAACGGGAGAATAATATTGATAGTAAAGCCCAAGAAGAACTAAAGGCATGGGTTGAAGCCTTTTGGAAGAAGAAAGATCCGTGGAATCCGTTTTCCGATTAATCATCTTCATCATTGTTTAGCATAAATGCTTGTTTCTCTCCGATTACAATCATGGGATAAGATTTTATGATAGTAACCCATCTAGAGTTTAATTTTTTTAACTTCTTAATTTGTTGTTTGTCTAAACCTAAGTAATTGTCTAATAAGTACTTCATTGCTCGTCCTCCTAAAGTTTTAGGAAAGATTGTGATAGAATGAGCCTCTGATAAAATATGTTTAGTTTCCATACCTGCATTAGCAATATGGGATGTATAAATCATGGAAGTGTTCGTATGCCTACCAGTGTCAAGCACCATATCTAATATATGTTTAATTTTCATTTTCAAAACCTTAGAGCTAATACAATCACAATCATCCATAACAATAAGGCAGTCTTTGAAATCGTTAATAGTAAATTGTTCTTTGATAAATGCTTCATCTAACTTAAACCGTTTAAGCCCTTTAATCTTATCAATTGCACTCCCATCGGGTTCAACTGATGACAATAGAAATAACTCATTTTTAGGATACATCCTCTTATACTCATTAACATAGTTCATAGTATAATATGACTTACCACTACCCGAAGCACCAGTAATATACAATATCTGCCGTTCTGCTTTCTTATTAGGAATTTGTTGAATAGACTCTGCTGGTAAACACTTATACTCAGATATAATCTCTCGCACACTACTATTAGTAGAGTCTACACTAATAACTTTATTTTTCTTAGGATATTTATCAAAAACAACTTTAACAAGTGGCGCACCTATATCTTCAAAGTTCATTCTTATAATATATAATATTATATTTTAAAACTTTGAAAGTTTCAAAATTGAGAGTCTAAAATAATTTCCAAGAAAAGCGCTTAAACTTATTTTCTTATATTATTATATATGACAACTATTAAACTCATTAATATTGTCAAGTCATGGAAACCAGATAAAAAATTTGTAGCACTTTTTGAAGTAGATGGAAGGTCTCGTAATGTCCACTTTGGATCTGCAACTTCACAAACTTATGCAGAAGGGGCAGATGATTTGAAAAAAGCGAATTACTTAAAGCGCCATGCTATTCGTGAAAACTGGGATAATCCAATAACACCAGGCTCATTATCAAAACATATTTTATGGTCTGAACCAGATATTAATGATGCTATTAAAGCCTTTAAGAAAAAGTTCAACCTTTGAGCGCAACTTTGAAATTTTCATATTATTTTAATATTTTATAATATTATAATAATGTCACAGACTAACGCATTTTACAAAGCACAAAATCCCGACTATGTCTACTTAGATCTACAACAGTCTAATGTATATAATAACACTACTGGCCCCGATGTTGATGTTAATTTTGTTGAAACCCGTGATAGTCCTGTTATTAATAATACAGGTGAGTATAATATGAGCGTAACCCGTTTCCAGATTGATAGTTATAACTTACCAACTATTGTTGTAGAACCTGATATAACACAATCAGATGTTAATAAGACAGTGCATAAAGTTGCTATTATGACAACAAATGCAAGTTCCTCACAAGCAATTCAAGTGCCTGATGCTAATAAAAATAAAGCTTCAGTTGTTAATGTCACATGGGTACCAAACCCGATATATACAGCCCCTAGTATGTCAACACTAACTGGAAAAAATACAGTAGAAAATCCATATTATTGGTGTAATAGCTACGACTATTTTATAGGACTTGTTAATACAGCTTTACAAACGGCAGCAATAGCTAACTATAATTATTTATATACGTCTTTTGTTTCAGCTGCATCATCTCCTGTTCCTGCTTTATTTTATGATGCGGCATTTAAATCCTTTCCAACACCGCCATTTTTAGATTGGGATAGTAGTACTTTAAAAGCCAATTTATATGTAAATCATTGTTATAACGAATCGTTATCTAATTGGGCTGTTCCACCAATTACTTGGTCAGGTTCTGTTGGAACACTTGGTACAGTTCCTCCTTTACAATTCAAAGTAGCTCTAAGTCCTTCATTATATGCTTTATTTAATAGCTTCCCAGCAACAGAAACAATATTAACGACTACAACAGGGACAAAGGAAAAGTTCTATGTGTTAAATATAAACTCTAGAGGATACCCATTAATAACACCAGGTCCAACTATACAGAAGACCTTATTTAGCTCTTACAATTTTGGTTCTGGATTTTTAGTTAGTGGCGTATATACTCTTACACCAACAACAGCAGTAACCTATTCTTACAGTAATCAGTTTATTGAAATCTCTCAAGAACTAAGCACTATTGATACATGGTCTCCTGTTAATGGAATTGTTTTCACTACTAATACACTCCCTATTGTAGCTAACCAGTTTAACTCTAACAGTGTAATTAATAGCGACCGCCCTTCCTTTGTAACAGGTGAACAATATGCCTTAATTATTACCGACTTACAATCCAATGAACAAGGCTATAAGCCCAATCTCCTATATAATCCAACAGCAGAATATCGTAGAATTGATATGACTGGAAATAGAGGATTAACCAATATTGATATACGAGTATTTTGGAGAGCTAAAACAGGACAACTCATTCCATTCAAGTTAAGCTCGGGTGTTAGTGCATCTATTAAAATTTTATTCCAGAAAAAATTATTAGGAGAAAAACAGCAACTTCAATTAGCTCAAACAATCAGGGAACTAGAGTTACAGGGCTGAAAGGCCAGCCCATCCTTAAAAATCTCATATTTTTATAATATATTAATATACTATAATAATGTCACAAACAAACGCATTTTCTAAGGCACAAAATCCTGACTATGTGTATTTAGATATACAACAAACAAATGTATATAATAATACATTAAAAGATGAAGTTGATATAAATTTTATTGAAACACGAGATAGCCCTGTGATTGCTAATACTGGAGATTATACAGTTAGTGTAACACGTTTTCAAATTGATACTTATAAACTTCCAACTATGGTTATTGAGCCTGATATAACAACTGAACCATATGATCCAGAACGAACAATCCATAAAGTTGCATTATTAAATATTGAGGGAACTTTTCCATTAGCCAGTCCAACACTTACTTTTCCATTAGTACAAGCATTAAATCATCCTGTTGCTACACAATCACTTCTTCCTTCATATGGATATTCGAATGATTCTTCTTTTGATGGAGAATTTATAGTAGTAGGAGCGCCAAATCTGAGTTATACTGTAGATCAGCGAGGAGCGGTGTATCTATGGATAAGACAAAATAATGGGTATGTTTTCAGTAATATGTTAAATCCTCCTTTAGATAATATACCTAATGCTGGTATTGGTACAAGTGTATCTATTAGTGAAGATGGTCATTGGATAGGTGCAGGAACAGGACGAACAGCAGGAACAGTTACTTATATAATTGAACGAGCAACCTTAACAACACTAAAAATACCTAAACCTGCTACTTCGGTTTCAAATGTAGTATTAAGTGGTGATGGTTCTATTATTGTTGTAAGTTATCCAAATGCGGCTGATTCTGGACTTACTGAACGAGGCATAGTTAGAATATATAGACGAATTGGTAATACTCAAATACACTTAATACAATCAATAAACTCAACTACTAATAATTTACGACTTGGCTGGTCAATTGGAATGAATGCTACTGGTTCAAGAATTATTATAGGCTCACTTCCAGAGTATGATAATCCTGGTCCGACTGCAGGTGTAGTATTTGTTTATAAAAATGATAACCCAAAATCAAGTGATGTATGGACTTCAGAATCAATAATAAGACCAAATCATGGACCACATCATCATGTAACTAATTTTTATTGGGGAATAGGTGTAGCAATAAGTCATATAGGGGATATAATTGCTATTGGAACAACTAGCAATCAAGTTGATGGAGAAATAACTACTTTTAAATATGATTTTACAAATGAGGAATATGTTGTAACGGAAGTATTACCAAAGCCAGCTGGTGGTCCTTATACTGGTTATGGTCCTACAATAAACTTGTCTTATGATGGAACAGAAGTAATTGTGGGTTGTCCTCATTATGGTATAGTATTTATATATGTAGAAGAAGAAGGAAATTATATAGTAGGAGGTCAAATTGCTGGACCAACAGTACCATATTCTGACTTTGGTTATAGTATATCTTCATTTGATGATGGTCGTTATATTGTTATAGGTGCGCGTGGTTTAAATAATAATCCATATGGAACATTAGAACTGAGAAAAATTTCTGTAGAATTTTATGGAACTATACCTAACAATATAAAGGAACATGTAACTGTTAAAAACGTTAGATGGGAACCAAATTATAGTCCAAGAGTAGTAGTTCCAACCCGAGCAGAACTAACTGGAAAAAATACAGTAAATTTTCCATACTATTGGTGTAATAGTTATGCACGTTTTATAGGACAAGTAAATAAAGCTTTAGGAGAGGCTTATGCAGCCAATTTTAATTATTTATATACAAATTGGATTTCCACTTTATCTACTACACAAAAGGAAATATTTTATAATATTGTTGCACGATTCTATTCAACTCCACCATTTTTAGAATGGTCTAATAATTCACTAAAAGCATCATTAGTAGCAAATGCATTATTTAACCCACAAGAATCCAATTATGCTATTGTAGAACGACTATGGACTTTGGTTGGTGGAAATGCCGAACATACTCCAGACCCCCCCATCCCATTTAATTTTAAAATAGCATTTAATGCTTCATTATACGCATTATTCAATAGTTTCCCAGCAACAGAAACAGTTATTAACAATGAAAAGTTTTTTATAATGGACTTTACATACCCAGTTCCAAATATAGTAAATATTACGCTAAATGCTATTCCATTATATCCAACTTATCCATTTTTAGATCCATTCATTGGAGGAGACGGTATTATGACTATTCCATCTCCATTAGAATATGGACATATAGGAACACATATAGTATTAGAACAAGAACTAAGCACAATAGATACATGGTGTCCTATTAATGGAATTGTATTCACTACAAATACTCTTCCTATTGTAATCAATCAATATAGTTCTAATGTTACACTTAACTCTGATAGACCCTCATCAGAAGCAGGTGCAGATTTTGCATTAATTATTACTGACTTACAGTCCAATCAACAAGGATATAAACCAAATCTCATATATACTCCAACAGCAGAATATAGGCGTGTGGACATGACAGGCAATCTTGGATTGACTAATATTGATATACGAGTTTTTTGGAGGGCGAAGACAGGGCAATTAATACCTATGAAATTGGGATGTGGGGTAACTGCGTCTATAAAATTATTATTTCAGAAGAAGCTTCTTGGCGAGAGGCAACAGCTTCAATTTAAACAATTTTCGGTTAAGGAATTGAAACTATAAGGCGCTTACCGAAGCGCACACGGAACTTCGTTAAAGGAGGGAGTATGAGGGAACTTTGGTTCCTTCACCCGCATACTTGGAAAATTCAGCAAACATTTTATATTAGACTATATTATAAACACAATGTCTTCAGACTTCTCCACAGTTTTAGTAAAAGATGCGCGTCTAAGCGGAATCACAGATCAGTTAACATATGCGGTTCAGTCGGGTGCTTCCTCAAATACCTACCAAGAATTCAATGCTATTGGTCCGTCCAACTCCCAGTTAGCATTCAATATCCAAGTTCCATCTGAAAATGTAGTTGTAAACCGTGAAGTCTTCTTAAGGGCTACAATTAAATTCACCGTGCAAGTTGCTGCCGCCGCTATTGCTAGTGTTGAAGCTGCTAATGCCCTTACACCAAATCGTGGTGGTATTGGTGGTTTTGCGTTAAATGCTTTCCCGCTTAATCAGCTTATTAACACCGCTACCGCGCAAATTAACAACACAAATGTAAGCGCTAATACCCAAGATATTCTTCCAATTTTACTTCAATTAGCAGACCAGAACGATTTATACACCTATAATGATACTACCGCGGTGTGTGTTGATCGGGTCGTATCGGAATACAACAGTGTAGCTGCAACTGCTTCTATTCATCCATTTAACAATATGTTTAATGCTACCGCAGATGGTGTTGTTCGTGGTCGCGGAATTCCACAATTAAAAGTTATGCATATTAAATCATATGCTGGAGGATCAACAAGTGGTACAGCGGTAGAAGGTAATTACGGCCTCGGTAGCTCAACACCTGATACTACTATATTCGAGCTTGCTTGTCAAGCAGAATTAGTTGAGCCTCTTATTGGTTTAAGTCCTTTCACATACGGCAATAACCAGTTTAACAAAGCTGGTCTTGTTGGTGTAAATTCCATGAACATAGTTCTAAATATTGATGGAACTTTAAGCCGTCTATTAGGAACTTCGGCTCTTGTTACTGCGGGTTCTGGTTCTGGTTTCACTGTTAAAGCAGGTTGGACTACTGCGTCGGGTGCTACTGCTTCGTCCACACTATTTGATAAGGCGTCGCTATTAGTCAATTTCCTCAGCTCCCAGCCAACCGATCTAATTCCTGCGCGTAATATTGTGCCGTATGTAGACCTCCCGCGCTATATCACATCGGCTACTGGAACTATTGCGACGGCTGCTTATACTGCGGCTGCTACTGGTGGAGCTTTCAAACTTACTCCAGCAACTGCGTCTATTACTTCGTCCAATATTCAGCTTAATCAGCTTCCTGATTACTTCATTATTGCTGCTCGTATTCCTCCAACCAATCCTACACTTTATCCATCGGGCAAAGCGATGAGCGCTGCCCCAAGTTTCCTTGCGATTAACAGCATTAGCGTCAATTTAAATAACACAAGTGGGCTCCTTGCATCATGCTCAAGTTCAGACCTCTACAGAATTTCGGTGGCTAATCATTCTAACCAGACATACTCAGCGTGGTCGGGTGTATTTCTTGCCGATGCTGGTATTACTGATGCTGGTGTAAATACACAACCAAAAGAATACCCTTCAGTTGGTTCGATTCTAGTGCTAAACCCAGCGAAAGACCTCTCATTACCAGACTACTTAAGCAGTGGCTCATTAGGCAGCTTCAATTTCCAATTCCGAATTGAGGTGTCTAACTACCACGTATTAACTGCTTTCACTCCTGAAATTGTGGTTATTGCGGTCAACTCAGGAATATTTACAACCATTGCTGGTTCGTCAAATATTTTTACTGGCCTACTAACAAAGTCGATGGTTCTCGATGCGAAAAAAGATGGTGCGGAAGAACCAATCAATGCTGTCCAGTATGAGCGTCTTGCTGGTGGAATGATGCCTAACTCGTCGGCGAAAGAATTGTCTGTTGTAAAAGATTACAAAAAGATGAAGGGCATGGGTGTTCGCTCTGGTGGTGGAGTTACTGGTGGTGCTAAAATGGATCGTTTCGCTCATTTAACAATGTAAGTAGTTAATATGGGTGGGTGTCCTTCCTTCCTTCTACCTTCCTCCCTTATTTTTACTCTTCCTTATAAAAGATTTTTTATTTTTATTTTATATTTTTTATTTTATTTTATTTTAATAAGATAAAATAAAGGTAGAAGGGTAGAAGGTGGAAGGAATAAGATAGCTAACACCCATCCATAATTTAACTACTTAATCCACAGACTAACAACAGCATCGGGTATTAGCCTCATATCACGACTGGCTTTCATAATCATTTCAGTAAACTCGGGTAAGTTCATTTTCATTTCTTTAGCCATAATGATTCGTAAACAACACCACCTACCGCATGTATTAATATCTGGTTTAATACTTTGAAACCCATGCTTATTAACAACATATTTATATGGAGATCGTGCAACTAAATGTTTTAAATGGTTTCGTTCCTGTCCTAGTAGTTTATTCATTCCAGCAGCAATAAAATTCCTTTGTGGTTCTATACCTTTTCCATACGAATCATAATCCTCAATGATACCATTATATTTTAAAATTAAAACCCAATGCCCTTTATTCTTCATTTGTTCTACAAGAATAATACGAAAATCAAAAGGATTTGGTAATAATTCATCAATACTATTATAGTTAGCTAACTGTGCATAAGTCATGACTTCACTCTCAATACCTGATCCAAAGTATCTTTCCACATCTCCATCGGTCATAGGTATTTTTATGCGTTCATCAAGAGCTTCAAAGTCAATGTGTTTAGGAATACGAAAATCCATTATATATAATAAATTATATTATTTTTTTAAATTACTTTCTAACTTAAAAAAATACTTTTTTTATAATATATATAGTTATTATAAGATGTTTTCAGACGATAGAGTTAATATACCAAATGGTTCTATAAGAACTGCTAATCTTGTTAACAATGCTGTAACAGGAATAAAAATAGCTTCTAACTCAATCAATTCAAGCCATATAATAGCACATTCTATTTTAGGAACTGATATAAGCTCAGGAACAATAGACATAAGTAATATATCTACTAATGCATTATTTTATTTGAGAGATACATCACTTAACTCAATCAATTCAAGTCATATACAAACTGGGAGTATATTAGGAACTGATATAAGTAATGAAACAATTGATTTAGATAATCTATCTATTAATGCAATATTTTATTTGAGAGATACATCACTTAACTCTATCGATTCAAGCCATATAATAGATAGATCTATCTTAGGAACTGATATAAGTAATGAAACAATTGATTTAGATAATTTATCTGCTAAAACAATATATTATTTGAGAGATACATCACTTAACTCAATCAATTCAAGTCATATAATAGATGGATCTATCTTAGGAACTGATATAAGTAATGGAACTATTACAAGCGATAAATTAGCACCAGGAGTTATTATATCAGGACCAACAGGACCAGCAGGAGCAGATGGAAAGAATGGTAATGATGGAGCAACTGGACCAGCAGGACCCACAGGACCTAAAGGAGATACTGGAAATACAGGACCTAAAGGAGATACTGGAAATACAGGACCTAAAGGAGATACTGGAAATACAGGACCTACAGGAGCCATAGGACCAACAGGACTAACAGGGTCAACAGGACTAACAGGGTCAACAGGACCAACAGGACCAACAGGATTAACAGGACCAGCGGGAGCAGATGGAAAGAATGGTAATGATGGAGCTACAGGACCAACAGGATTAACAGGACCAGCAGGAGCAGATGGAAAGAATGGAAATGATGGAGCAACTGGACCAACTGGACCCATAGGACCAACAGGACTAAAAGGAGATACTGGACCAACTGGACCCACTGGACCTAAAGGAGATACTGGAAATACAGGACCAACAGGACCAACAGGACCAACAGGACCCACAGGACAAACAGGACCCACAGGACAAACAGGGTCAACAGGACCAACAGGATTAACAGGACCAGCAGGAGCAGATGGAAAGAATGGTAATGATGGAGCTACAGGACCAACAGGATTAACAGGACCAGCAGGAGCAGATGGAAAGAATGGTAATGATGGAGCAACTGGAGCTACAGGACCAGCAGGACCTACAGGACCTAAAGGAGATACTGGAAATACAGGACCAACAGGACCAACAGGACCAACAGGACTAACAGGACCCACAGGACAAACAGGACCAGCGGGACCAACAGGACCAGCGGGACCAACAGGACCAGCAGGACCAACAGGACTAACAGGACCAGCAGGAGCTGATGGAAAGAATGGAAATGATGGAGCAACAGGACCAACAGGACCAGCTGGACCAACAGGACCAACAGGACTAACAGGAGCAAATGGAAAGAATGGTAATGACGGAGCAACAGGAGCAACAGGACCAGCAGGACCAACAGGACCTACAGGACTAACAGGAGCAACAGGACAAACAGGACCAGCGGGACCAACAGGACCATCTGGAACAAATGGTGCAACGGGATTAAAAGGAGATACTGGAAATACAGGTGCAACAGGACCAACAGGACCAGCAGGACCAACAGGACCAACAGGACTAACAGGACAAACAGGACAAACAGGACCAGCAGGACCAACAGGACCAGCAGGACCAACAGGACCAACAGGACCAAAAGGAGATACAGGAAATACTGGACTAACAGGACCAACAGGACCAACAGGACCAGCAGGAGCAAATGGAAAGAATGGTAATGACGGAGCAACAGGAGCAACAGGACCAGCGGGACCAACAGGACCAGCATCAACAGTGGTAAATATTGCAGATGGATCAATACAAGGAATTAAACTAGCAGACTTTTCTATTAGTAATAGTAAAATACAAGATGATAGTATTGATAGTCGTAAAATAATAGCAGGTTCAATTTTAGGAACTGATATAGCAAATAATCAAATTGGAGTTAATCATTTAACAGGAGCAGCCTATTTAGATTTAACAACAGCACAAGCAGAAAATAGCATTAATAGTAGTCATATTGTAAATGGTTCAATTACAGGAAGTGATATTGCTAATACTACTATTACTTATGATAAATTAAATAGTAATGTTACTTCATTAATTACTAATAGCAATATAAGTAGAAACTTTATAGGACAAGGGGGAGGAGGTACTAGTACAGATTTATTGATTCCAATTGATTTACTTAATAATGAGTTTGTAGATGTTGATGTAACTATTAGATTTGTAAATTCATTCAGTGGGGGTAATAGATTATGGTCTTTATTTTATAATGGTTCTTCTTATTATAATTGGAAATTTTGGAGATTTACAGACCAACCTCCTTATGCTAATCCTTGGATTGACACTGGTTTTACAGGTATGACGATGTATGATATGGAAAATAGTGCTTATTGGAGAGCAGCCAATTTAACAATGAGATTTTATAGGGGTGATATAGGAGCAGTAGTCGCCGACCCTAGATTATATAATGTGCAAGGCGAAACTCGTTATGGTCGTTTTGGTATTGGTCCAGTCATAACCACTTTTTGGGGTGCTATTGAATATAGACCAACGCATTTATATTTATATGTTCCTTCAGGTTGTTCGTTTATTCATAGAACTTATGTAACTAATTATAAGTAGTGTTGAGTTGTTTATTAAGTTCTTCTACATGTTTAAGATGGTCTTCATATGCTTTTTTATGTTGCTCGTATATTAGTTCAACCCCTGATGGGTCAAGTTTTGGATTACTTGCTTTTATAGAATCTAATGTAAGTTGTTTTTGTGTGGCTTCGTCTACTGCTTCCATTTTATATATATAACTACTATATTTTATTTATAATATTCTATTTTTAATAATATTATAAACAATATAGAGCTTTAGTAGTCAAGAACTGGATTATTACCAACAATAATCTAATAAAATATAACATTTTATATTATATTTATATTAAATGGTTTAAAAATTTATAAATTTATACATATACCTAATCTAAATTATATATAATCTATTAGATTATTGAAAAAAAATAATCTAAAGCCTTATTTTATGCTCTTTTTATTAGTTTTAGGCATTAACTTCTAAAACCTTAACCAACAAGCGAATCGTTGTATACACAACTTGGTCTAATAAAGTAAACTGCATCTGGAATAAGAGCTGTCGCATTCCAGTTAATACAATAATACTGAAAATATCGTTTAACAACAAATCCGTTTTCATCAATACCTATATCATAAAACTTTGTAGTACTTGCTGTTCTGTTTCCATCATCATCAGTATTCCAAGCACCATATACGAAGAAACAATTATCAGTATTTTGTTTAATATTGAAAGTCAAAACTTCTCCTGGTTTCCAGTTGTAATGTTTTTTTATATCAGCAATCCACATCAAATTTAATTTTCGCTGTTTAGCTACCTCCTTATCATTATCATAATCCATATTAACCTTATACTCTTCGCCATCGTTTTCTGTATAAGTTAATTCTTTTGTATCATCGTATGTAACAATGAAGTGTTCGCATTCTTCATCATATTCAATAGTGTACATAGCTGCGAATGGCGCATAGTCAGTAGTCATATTAGTTTCTCAATAATCTCTCAATATTTGAAAAAAAAGAAATCAATTTTAATTAGACCTAACAACATTTAGTTATTAAATGTTTTACACTTAATAACAAAACCAAGCTCTAATATATCTAAAAGTTCTGAGCAGTTTTCATGCACAGATTTACCAATATTAGCCATACTCAAATAAATGCCCTCATCCATTGTACTTGCTTCAAGACTTTCTTCAACAGCTTCTAAAAACTTACCAGCTCTCTCATTTAGTTTACTTCTTAATGCTGGTACTAATGCAACATTAGAAGCAGGATTACTTGTTAGCCTTTTCACAATAAATTGTTCTAATTTATATATTTCTAACATGGTTTTCATCAAGGGGTCATCTTTTAATGGATGAGTTTTTGTACCCTCAATTCGCGCTTCCAAGTAATTCATATCAATATTAAACTCAAGAGTTTCAAAAACGGTGTCAGTTTTAATTTGCATTTCAAATTGCATTTTGCTTTCTTATATATTTGTATTGCTAATCTCTCAAGTATTGAAAAAAAAGAATTCAATTTTAATTAGACCTAACAACATTTAGGTAGGCACTACATTAGCTATGATAGATGCAATAATACTTTTAGCTGTTGGAGTTTCCTCTTCCTCTTTCTCTTCCTCAAAACATTCCTTACAACAATAACAAACATCATCTTCTTCGTCATAATAATGTGGTTCAGTTAAATCAAACTCCTTCTTACATTTACGATTTTCACACATTCTATTAGTAAAATCATCTTGGTCTTCCTCTTCCTTATCCTCATCATCTTCTATAAAAGGAAATTCAGATATGTCTGCAATCGTCTCTTCATCAGCATATTTACAATCAAGTTCTGGTTCATATTCTGCTTCAATATTCATTTGCTCTCTTGTTTCATCAACAAAAACAATATATAAAGTAGCATATTTAGTTCCCCAGTATGCAACTTGCGTCTTATCTTCTAAATCAATACCTTTCGGGACTTTGAAAACAGCACTAGCAGAGTATTTAGCATGAACAACTTTAGCCATTTTGTATCAATAATCTCTCAAGTATTGAAAAAAAAAGAATTCAATTTTATTTCAACCTAACAACAATTTAGTCATCACAATAACAATTACACCAACAATCACCTTCAGCACAAGTCTTATGATAACATTTATGACATAGTCTATCCTCTTCATCTACTGTTGGTTGTTGACATTCCTCACATATAGTATCGTGTTCCTCCTTCTCATAACATGGAATGCAAAATGAGGTGTTACCGATCATATTGGTATCATCCTCCGCAACTTCTTTTCCACATCCCTTAAATCCACGGCATTCGCCACCAGTCTTTCCGCAAATGTGCATATTGTTAATAATATTAGCCATTTGTATCAATAATCTCTCAAGTATAAAAAAAATGAAATCAATTTTATTTATACCTAACAACAATTTACATTTTATCTACATTTAGTGTACTCATGTTATATAGAAATTTTGCTCGCCACCTTCTATCTGGATTTGCTAAATCCTCTATAACTGTATACCAATCTTGTGGAGGGATATAACGGCGAGACCCACCAAGATAAATACTATCTTCTTTATAAACCTTATTATTAGCCTCTGTTAATTTTAATAATTCTTCCATAGTCCAATTATAAAGCATTTTGTAAGCGTTCTCCTCTGTAGATGTCATCATTATAATCTCTCAATATTGATTAAAAAAGAATTCAATTTAGAATTCAATTTTAATTGTATCTAACAACATTTAGTTCAGCCGAAAACCATTCGTCTTCCTTCTCCAATACAGCTGAAACATCACCAGATACACCTTGCGATACAACACATACAGAGCGCACAACTTCTCCCACTCCTTATCATCAACCATCTCAGCCAGTTCAGGATACTGCTCACACAGTGCAGTTCTTGCCTCTTCATCCGAGTCATGACTATGAATAATATTGTTCATGAATACGTAATAATTGGGCGATTGGAACTTAACTTCTTTAGCATCAATAATCGTGTCAATCATCATTTTGTTGTTGGTGACCTATATATGTAATGAGAAAATTCAATTCAATTTTAATTAAACATCACAACAATTGTTTATATAATCGTATAAAAAAAAGGTTTTTTTCAACCTTTAGTAAAGGTTGAGCCAAATACGCCGTGTGGGTGCAAGAACCCATATTTAATTAACAGCCTCTGCCTTTACCTTGTCAAATATGTCACATATAACCTTTTTGGCTACTTTAGCAGGGTTATCTTCCTCTGGTATATCTATCCCTGGTATTTCTATCACAGGCGCTTCTTCCCAAACAGGCTCTTCATCCTCCAAATCATGCTCATCAGCGTCATTAATTTCACAACACTCACCGTACTTCGTATCAAAGTCAAGTTCATCATCCACTGGTTTAATTACAATATGCCTACCATCAGTAAGGAAAGCATGCAAAATTGACCATTTAACATAGTAAGTCTTGACTTGGGTTCTATCCTCCAAATCAAGCCAGTCAGGCACATGAAAAAGCTCTTGAGCGTCATAACGAACAACGAGGACTTTAGACATTTTTGGTCGATAGGTCTATTGTTAATTAAAAAAAATTCAAATCAATTTTAATTGGACCTAACAACAATTATAGCGTTGGTTATGGATGGGTGTTAGCTATATTATTCCTTCCACCTTCTACCCTTCTACCCTTATTTTATCTTATATAAATAAAATAAAATAAAAAATATAAAATAGAAAAAAAAATTCTTTTATAAGGAAGAGTATGGAATAAGATGGAAGGTAGAAGGAAGGAAGGGGTGGAAGGACACCCATCCATATACCACTATAATTGTTGAGATATTTAACTCCCAATATGAATAGAATAGGGATTAGTAAGGTCTGATATATCTGTGGATGATGTTGGATTTGTTGCATTTATATGATCTAAAAAGAATGTATTACCAGCTATATCCATAATATTATATACTAAAGTAATTATATAATCAACTGTAGACATTTCTATATATTAGTTTTATTTTTTTTTATTGAAAGTTTCAAATATATTTTGCAATTCCATGTTTAGTAGCAAATCTAAAATCAGCATCATGGTATGACTTCATAGACCTACTGCTTCCTCGTTTATGCCCATAATACATATTACCACCTGTTATATCAAGTGCTTCTTTATCAAGAGAAAGTGTTAAACCATCTGATGTAGGCATCTGTTGCGCTCTGGAAGAATTGAATGATTGTTTATCTGTTTGAACATTTTTATAAATTTCACTAACCGATGATTTAAACACCCTAAACTGTGTTCCTAATGTTTTATCAATTGAAAAAATCTCTTCAGCCATCGCACTAAGAGCTTCTGTTAATGGAACCGAGTCTGGGTCAGGATTCATACTTATAATAATATATTATATTATAAAAATTTAAATTTTTCCAATAGGTGGGAGGACTGGACGCTTCCCAGCGGGTGGAGGAGGAGCAGGGAAAGGAGCAGCCATAGGAGTTTCAAAAGCTTGTATGCGACCTAAAACACTACTCTCAAAATAAGGAATATTATTAGCCTTTAAGAACTCAACAAATTTAGCGCGTTTACCATAATGCATGTTTGGTTCTAATTTATCTCTGCTATCTCTATATGTTCTATCAAGTGTTTTATACTCAGCCTTAATATCCTCTGGTATTTTATCAATATCCCGTTTGTTCACTGTAACAACTGGATGTCTTGCAATAGCAAGAGCTTTTCTTAAATTTTGTATATTAGATTTTTTTACTGAGCCTACTCTGCCTTCTTCCTCAATCGCCTTAACTCGTCTATTAAGCACGGTTATCATAGTTTGATTTGTTAATTGTGCTACTGTTCTACTAACCTCAGCTATTAAAGCTTCAGTATCTTGTGGTATCATTATATCCATCCCTATTGTTTCTGCTGTTGGTGGTCTTGGACCTGTTTGATTAATATGAGTATCTATTAGAACCCGTATTTCATCATCATTAGCAAATCTACCTTCTCGTTGTTCAAATGCCTCAGCATCTTGTACAATATCGTCTCTTTCTTCAATAGGTAATCCAGCATCTTTAGCAAGTTTTCTAACCCTTGTCTTATATTTTCTACGTGCTACATTTGAATCTTGTTGTGAAAGTTCTGGTGGTGCTGGAACTAATCCTGAAATTGGTGGTGGTGCTAATCCTGATGTTGGTGGTGTTGGTTGCATTAGTCCTAATTCAGGCGTTGCTGAAGGTGGACGAAGGCGACGAGGGGGACGAGAAGGACCACCTTCAGCAGGTGGCAAAGGTTGAAGTAGACTAGGAGGGGGTTCTTCTGGTTCTGGTGGAGGTAATAGTGTTTCCTCTGGTGCTAGTGCATCTGTTGGTTCTTCTGGTATTGGTTCTTCGTCTGGTGGTGCTTCATCCTCGTCGCCTCCATCAAATATTGGTGGAGGATCATAATCTTCTCCACGAATTTTCTTTTCTTCACGTATTAATTTATCCATAAAACTATAGAATTTATATGATGCTCTTCGCAGTAAATCTACTGAAGAGGTAAAATCCGTCCAAACACTTAACTCAATATAATTAACATTAGGACGTAGTTTATTATATGAGGCGTTAATTTTTCGTAATGTATTATTTACACTTATAAGTTCTTTTGCTGTTTTTTTAATTTCAGATGCTTGTTGTGGCTTATCAAGCATGTCTATAATAGTTGTATCAGTTCTAATATAAGAATCTAATATATCAATAGATTTAATAGCTAAATATACATTATCAGTAAGGTTTGCTAATTCAATGGTTGCACGTCCATTGGTT